ATCAACGACACAGTTAAGCGTTGCAAGTTTTTCTGAATATATTAACGCGCTTGAGGCTTATGGCGCGAGTGAATTAGGCGTAAAATTTAGTGCAAATTATTATGAATGAGAAATTTTAAATGAGTAAAATAACCGAAAGCGCAAAAGGTGAGGACTGCACGGTTTGCATACCTGGAGTATGCAATCACAATCCCGAAACCACTGTACTCGCCCACATTAACGGCATTCGTTTTGGACATGGCATAGCATCAAAAGTTAAATGGGATGGGCTAGGCGCTTACTGTTGCAGTGCGTGCCATGATGTCATTGATGGGCGGGTGAAAAGCTTTTTTGACAAACAAGAGCTTAAAATTATTCATTACGAGGCGGTGTTTGAAACACAGTTAAAATTAATTGAGAAAGGCTTATTATGACCTATGAACAAAAAGTAAAAAACAACAAGAAGCGCATTAGCCAGCAGAAAATATTAGACTTTATCAAATCGCCAAAAACTTATTATGAGATACACCTTGCAACAGGCTTAAGCGAGGCGCACATACGCCAATTACTTGTAGATATGCCTAACAACTGGCGCAATGGCGATATGGTTAAGGGCAGATATCATAAAATGGTGAAGACGTTTTATGCGATTAGCACCGAAATTGCGGACTATGTTGAAGAAAATCACGAGGGTACAGTTTACAGAATGATGGATGACCCTAAATATCACGCCAACATGAAACTATTGCGCGATAACCGAAAACCGCTTAAAGTGTCGGTAAGTGGCACTAGTTTAAGCGGGTTTTAAATGATTAAAAGTAAATTTAAATGAGAAAATATGGCAGACGTGACGATAACCATACCGATATTGTTGGCACATTCCGCGCAATCGGTTTTAGCGTGTTGGACACGGCAAATTTAGGCGGCGGCGCACCTGATATTATGGTTTCAAATCGTTTAAACACATGGGCGATTGAGATTAAAGACGGCAAAAAGCCACCAAGTGCCCGCAAGCTAACTGAAGCCGAACAAACATTCAAAGACACATGGCAGGGAAAGTTTGCTATAATAACTTCTGTTGATGATGTATTAAATTTGGTAAGGAATATGTAATGAAAGTTGTAATAACCGAAAAAGGCATTAAAATAACAACCAACAGAAAAGACATGCCGATTGATAGAGAAAACCATATTGATTGGAGTTGTAGGCTTGCTTCAAACGAGGCTATGGCATGGGCAATAAAAGAATTATCATCAGAAATACAGAAGTCGATTGAGTTTTATCGAACTGGGAAACATGAAAATCAGATGGCTAGCATTGACTAGTAATATGTGAAGTTACCAAAAGCAAAAATACGCACTAGCCTTGAGAACGCACCTCTAAGCAAAGACGACATCGAACGTAAAAACCGAGAGCTACAGCGCAGAATAGCAGATGAAGGCGGCGCTTACTTTATGCGAGCTGATTTAGAAAACATTAATTTTGTGTTAAGCTTAGAGATTAAGCAAGTTAACAAAAAGGTTATTGATGAATATAGATGAGCGCTTAAACAACTGGCAGGCATGGGGTAAAGACAGACCACATTATAAACGATGTTTAAGCCTTGAGGGTAACTATAAGCCGCCACCAGTATGGCACGCGCCAGCACTAAAAGTTGAAGTGGATATAATTGATGCTAGTTTACTGGAGGATGTTATTACAACGCTACCCAAAAAATACAAAGAGGTGTTAGTGGTGCAGTATATGTACCCATATTTACTCATTAACGAACGCTTTAACAAAACCTGCAATATCATTGGCATTAGTCGCAAAGCAGAGGTATGGAATGACTATTTGAGGCAATCAAAAATAATTGTGCAAAACTTATTGACAATTGCATAGTCTTATATGGTAGAATTAAGCACAATTAATGTAATCCAATTCTTAAATGAATGACTATATGCCAGTGGCGGATTAGTCGTCACTAAAATAGTTAAAAAGCATTAAGAAGTATGGTTATTGCTGAATTAAGGTGAAAATTCTAGCCTGACTGGGCGTACATAGCCGCCGCACCAGTAACCATAACTTGTTAGTGTAATAGAATACATATACGCCGTTGCTGCCGCAGTAGATGTTAATGCTAGCAAACAACATCACCGCCTATAGGAACTCGGAACAACAGCAACCGCCTATATGTGTTTTAAGGTAACCACATAATGGGAAAAGGTAGCACACAAAGACCAAGACAAGTTAGCGATGAACAATTGCAAGACAATTGGGATTTAATATTTAAAGGCGATAAAATGAAAAAACCAGCTAAAAAGTCAGGCAACAAAAAACCAATGCCGAAAGATAAATGCTAGATATTTATGTTGGTTACGACGAGCGAGAAGCAATCGCTTATCACACATTTTGCAATTCCGTTATACGCAACGCAACACAACCATTAAGCCTCACGCCATTGTCGCTAAACAATCTAAAGGGCTACACAGAAACGCACGGCGATGGCTCAAACTCGTTTATTTATTCGCGCTTCTTAGTGCCTTATCTCAATGATTTTAACGGCTGGGCATTATTCGCTGATGGCGATATGATATGCCAAGAAGACATAAGCAAGCTATTTGAGTACGCAGACGAAACAAAAGCAGTATTTGTTGTTAAGCATAACTACGAGACAAAATTCCCACGTAAATATTTAGGCAATACAAACGAAAACTACCCGCGTAAAAACTGGTCTAGCGTTATCTTGTTTAACTGTGGACATCCTAAGAACAAATGCTTAACACCTGACTACATTGCAGACTCAAGCGGGGCACATTTACACAGGTTCGCATGGCTAGATGATAGCTACATTGGTGAGATAAGGCCGAGCTGGAATTGGTTAGCAATGGAAATGTCACATAATGAATCAGCAAAGCTAATCCACTACACAGTGGGAACGCCATGCTTTCCTGAATATGCTGATTGTGACCACTCAAAAGAATGGTGGGATGAGTACGCATTAACCACAAAACCAGTTAACAGAATAAACAATCCAACTTGACAGCTTGACCTTCTGGCAACTTGCTGAATAGAGATTATGAGGTAACTATGGCAGCAAGAATGAGAAAAACGCACCAAGACGATGTGCGCGTTAAAATCAAAGTTACAGAGCTAATAAACAGAGTGCAGGCATACGCATTAGGAGAGCTTGACGATGCAGACGTTAGCTCTAATAGACTGAATGCAATCAAGCTCTTATTAGCAAAAGCACTGCCAGACCTTACAAGTGTAAGCATAGACATAGACAAAGATAATGAAAGCATTAATAAAGTAGTAATTGAGTTTGTTGATGCTGTCAAATGAAGTAAGAGCGCAATTCCCGTCTAAGCTAAAATTCCTATTTGAACCACACCGTTATAAAGTCGCAAGAGGTGGGCGCGGCTCTGCTAAGTCATGGTCATTTGCTAGGGCGTTATTAATACAGGCAGAAGCAGAATCTATTCGTATAGGTTGCTTTCGTGAGATACAAAAGTCTATTAAAGACTCAGTACACGCTTTGCTTAAAGACCAAATACAGCTATTGGGCATGGGCGCAGAGTTTGAAGTGCTTAACACCGAGATAAGGTGCTTACGCAATGATAGCCAATTTTTATTTGGTGGATTGGCAGACCACACTGTCGAATCAATTAAATCATTCGAAGGCTTAGACCGCGCTTGGGTAGAAGAAGGGCAGACGGTTAGCAAGAAGTCATGGGGCATATTAATCCCAACTATCCGTAAGACTGGTTCAGAGATATGGGTGAGCTACAACCCTGACCTAGACACTGACGAAACGCACCAGCGATTTACGATTAAAGAGCCGACAGACTGCGTAAACGTACTTGTAAACTATAACGACAATCCGTGGTTTAACGCTGTACTTGAGCAAGAGCGCTTGGACTGCCTTAGAGACTATCCAAAAGACTACCCGAATATATGGGAAGGCAAATGCAGACCTGCTGCTGAAGGTGCTATCTATTACGATGAGATAGAAACAGCGCAGAACAACAATCACATTGTTAATGTGCCATACGACCCGATGCTAAAAGTGCATGTTGTATTTGACTTGGGCTGGAATGATAGTATGGCAATTAGCCTAGTTCAAAAAGTACGCAGTGAGATACGTATTATTGAATACATCGAAGACGACCACAAAACACTCGATTACTATTCAGCGCTACTTAAGAATAAAAACATGAATTGGGGTACGATGTTCTTACCTCATGACGGTGACACTAACGACTATAAGACGGGCAAGAGCGCAAAAGAGATAATGACAGCGTTTGGCTGGAATGTAGACATCGTGCCTAATATCGGGGTAGAGCAGGGCATCAAAGCTGCTAGGATGGGCTTTGGGCAAGTTTACTTTGACAAAGACAAGACAGTGCGCCTAGTTGAGTGTTTGAAGCGTTATAAGCGTATGGTGAATAAGAATACCAATGAACCGAGCGCGCCATTGCATGATGAATACTCGCATGGTGCTGATAATTTCAGATATATACATATTGCTGCCAACAGCATGACTAATGATACATGGGATAAGATTGATTATCCTGACATGGGGATAGTGTGAAAAAAGACGACAAACTCATTGATGCGATTAAATACGCTGAAGACCAAGCTGAAAGCTCGTCTTTACAAAGTGAACGCGAAACTGCGCTTGCTTATTACTATGGCGAACCGTTCGGCAATGAAGTCGCTGGGCGCTCGCAAGTCGTTAGCCGTGATGTGCATGACACCGTTGAATGGATTAAGCCGTCATTGCTTAAGATGTTTGCAAGTGGGGATGAGGTAGTTAAGTTTAACCCAATCGGCTCAGAAGACGTTAAGTCCGCCGAGCAAGAAACTGAGTACATTAATCATATATTCATGCAAAAAAACGATGGCTTCATGATATTACATGATTGGTTTCATGATGCGCTATTACTTAAGAACGCTTATGTTAAAGCCGAATGGGATGTGACAGAATCGGAAGAGACAGAGCGCTATCAGGGCTTGATGGAAGAGCAAGTCGCTATGATTATGCAAGACAAGTCGGTGGAAGTCGTTGCGGCTGATACTGATGAGATGGGCTTATATACCATTGAAGTCAAGCGTAAGAAAGAATACGGTTGCGTAAAGTATAAAGTATTAGCGCCCGAACAATGCAAAGTATCACATTCGCTAAATGTAGTAAGCGTGACAGAAGCAGACTTTTTCCAACATTGGGATTGGGTATCTCTAAGCTCATTGCGTGAATCAGGCTATAAGATTGATGACGATGTCAATGATGGCGAAGCTAGCGACTATACAGAATGGCTAAGAAGCCAGCAGGCAGACAGTCCTAACTATGGCGAAGAAGGCTATAGCAACGACCCGTCTATGCGTAAAGTCAAATGCAAATGGACATGGATTAGATACGACAAGAATAAAGACGGCAAGGCAGAATTACTTTATGTTATATCGGTAGGGCGCGAGATATTGTTTACAGATGGCGCAGATATTATCCCAGTGGCTTCAATAAGCCCTAGCCCTAGCCCACACAGGCATAATGGCATGTCGGTTGCTGATGGCGTGATGGACTTGCAATTGCTTAAATCTACCATGCTACGTGGTTACTTCGATAACCTATACCTAACCAATAATGGGCGCTATGCGATTAGCTCAAGAGTTAATTTGAGCGATATGTTGCAGTCTCGACCAGGAGGCGTTATTCGTGTTGACGGCGACCCCAATGGTGCAATCATGCCACTGGTACACCCTCAGGCTGGCGCTTCTATCTTGCAGGGCATTGAGTACATTGACACTCTACGCGAGAACCGCACAGGCGTAACACGCTACAATCAAGGCATTGATGCTAATAGCCTAAATAAGACAGCAAGCGGAATCACGCAGATAATGAGTGCAAGCCAGCAACGTATT